AGATTAACAAACAATATTTTTAGAGTAAAACAAAAACTAGAAAGTTTTGAAGATTATCCTAATGAATATTTTGGACAGAGCATCTGTATAAGTGGAAATACAGAAAAAATTGTTATTGGAGCAAAGAATACTCCTTATCATGAGTCGGTTACATTCTTTAGCAAGGATGAAGGAACTACTACCTTCGATCACGGAGCTACAAGATTTAGTAAAGATTATGGTTTTGCCGGAGCAGTTTACGTATTCGAGAGAAAAGCAGATGTTTATTTCTTAGCTGAAAAACTATCTGCTGATCTGTCATCGAACGAATCTTTTGGTTACAGCGTGTATTGTACACCAGATAACATTTTAGTTGGTTCTCCTGATTATTATTCTAACGTATTAAATCAAAAGACCGGTCATGTGAGACTGTTCAAGAAACTAGAAAATGTAAATTCTTGGGAGATCCTATCGCAAAGAAGCTTAGTCGTTGATATAGAAAAGTTAAAGAGCATTTCTCTTTACGATGATGTAAACAATAAAAAAATACAAGATCTGGATATAATCGATCCAGCTAAGGGTAAAATATTAAACGAAGCAGAACAAGAGTTAACTTTCAAAGTTCCTTACGATCCTGCTGTGTATTCTATTGGTACAGACTTACAAACAGTTATACCATCGCAAGAATGGACTGATCATCATGTAGGAAAACTATGGTGGAATACATCTACAGCTAAGTGGATGTACTACGAACAAGGTGATACATCTTATAGAGTAGGAAACTGGAGTAGACAAGTTCCTGGTTCTAGCATCGATGTTTATGAATGGGTAAAGACCAAACTGTTGCCTAGTGAGTGGGCCGCATTAGCAGATACAAACAACGGAATAGCCAACGGTATCTCAGGACAACCTTTATATCCTAACGACGATGTCTATTCTCAACGTATTCTATATAATGCGTCGACTGGTGCGGCAACAGAAACGTACTACTATTACTGGGTAAAAAATAAAACTATTTTACCTACTAATGTTATAGGCAGAAATATATCAGCATCAACAGTGGCTTCATATATTAATAACCCTATTGGTTCGGGAACAGCATTTGTAGGCATAGCAGCAGAAAATACTCTTTTGTTGTATAACTTCAAATCGATTATTTCAACTGATTATGCTTTGTTGAATATAGAGTATAAGAAAGATACTAGTTCGTTAAACCCTGTACACAACGAATACCAGTTGATTAGAGAAGGGTCAACTCAAGGTGTTCCGTCTTATAAACTTGAAACCAAATGGATCGACAGTCTTGTAGGATACGATTCTGTTGGTAATAGAGTTCCTGATCCGGGACTGCCTGCGAAATTAAGATACGGAATCGAGTTTAGACCTAGACAAGGTATGTTTATTAACCGATTAACTGCACTAAGATTAACAGTCGATAATCTGAATGCATTCTTGTCAACGTATCCGTTGACAGATTCATTGGACTTTACGTACCTAAATCTAGTCGATCCTGCCCCTAACAGCCAACTAAATCTCTATGATGTAGCAGTTGACACAGATATCGATCTTGAAACCGTAAGCACTACTCGTGTAGAACCTGCGATTTTGCAAGTGAATATCATAAACGGACAGGTAGATACTATTGATATAGTAAGCAAAGGTTTTGGTTACAAAGTAGTTCCACCAGTAATCATTGACGGAGATGGTGAACTAGCAGCAGCCGAAGCAACTATAGATTCACAAGGCAGAATAATATCTGTTACGGTTACAACTAAAGGTAGAAAGTACAGTTATGCTTCTGCATCCATTAGACCTTTCTCAGTGTTGGTTAACAAAGATGCTACAGCCAATAACTTCTGGGGCATATATGCCTACAACAGTGATAAGAAGACATTCTATCGCACAAGAACTCAGGCTTATGATACAACTAGATATTGGAGTTTACAAGACTGGTGGTTGACCGGTTATTCATCAGTTGACAGAATAGTCAAAGAGATTCCTAATATTTCATATCTAGGGTTTGTTACCACCTATGTAGGCGATATGGTACGTATAAAAGAATACGCATCTGGCGGTTGGGCTGTATTGTTAAAAACTTCTGAAGGTAGCTCGAATCCGTCAGATGACTGGATGCTAGTAGGAAGAGAAAAAGGAACAGTTTTATTAGAACCTTCTCTATACGATCCAACAGTTGGCGGAATAGGTTATGATAATAACAAGTCATACGATACTGCATTTTATGATCTTGAAAACGCTAAAGAACTAAGAAATATTCTACGTGCAGTAAAAGATAATGCCTATAATCTAGGTTTCGGCGACCAATGGAGTAGTTTGTTCTTTGTAGCAGTTCGATATGTATTAACAGAACAGAAATATGTTGATTGGATGTTCAAGACTAGTCTTGTTACTGCCACACATAATGTTGGAGCTTTTGAGCAGAAGTTAAACTATAAAAATGATAACCTTGCGAGCTTCCAAGATTATATCAACGAAGTTAAACCATATAGAACAACAGTGAGAGAATACATTAGTAGGTATAATACCCTAGAAACAACAGGACTATCTACTTCTGATTTTGACCTTCCACCTGCATATAATGTATCTGAAGGAAAAATAACATCAGTAACAGAAACCCAAGAAACGATTCAGAGATATCCATGGAAATGGTGGCTCGATAATCATAGATATTCTATAACTGAGATTAGGTTGTCTAATCCGGGATCAGAATATAATTCACCGCCTACAGTTATTATTGACGGCGACGGAACCGGCGCAACTGCAAAAGCCTACATCTCAAACGGATCTGTGTCTGGTGTTGAGTTGTTAACTGCTGGCTCAGGATACACAAGAGCTTCTATAAAACTAGTTGGCGGCAACGGAAACAGCACCGATATAGCAACAGCAATACCGGTACTTGGTGATTCTAAAACTAGGACATTTAATCTTTCATTGAGATTTGATCGAGTTAATAAAGAATCTTCTTATTCTACTTTTACAAAGACAGATACTTTTGTTGCTGAAGGAAACAATGCTGTTTTTAAACTCAGCTATGCACCATCTAACAATAAGAATAAGATCAACATTTTAAGAAATGGTAATGTTGTTTATAAAGATGAATATTCTGTAAAGATTTATAAAGAAGGTATAGACAACTACTCTTTATTAAAAGGATCGGTAATCTTTGTTTCAGCTCCAAACAAAGGTGACAATATCGTTATTACCTACGAAAAGAACGATGAGTTATTGTATGCTGTTGACAGGATAAACAAATATTATCTAACAGAATCATCATCGCCTACTGCTTCTGGAATGCTAGGAAAAGAACTTAATCAGTTAATGACCGGTCTAGACTTTGGTGGCGTCCAAGTACAAGGAACAACATTTGAAGTCACTGGTGGTTGGGATGCTCTACCTTGGTTTTCTGACAGCTGGGACAGTGTAGAATCATCAAATGACATTTATTTTAGGGCAGATGGAAGTACGGCATCGTATACTTTTGATGCACCTCCTGCTGCTGGCCAAATTTATAACATCTATATTAAGAGAAATGGTGACACACAGTTTATAAGAATAGACGATCCATATTTTAACCCTGCGCAAGATAGTTCTATGCAGACTAATCCTCATGCAGAAATACCTACCTTTATAGGGGATGGATCGACTTCTGTGATAATGCTAACTCCTTATTTGAGTTTAAATGCAGGTGATACATTGGTATTCAGACAAATCGAAAGTGATGGTTCTGTTACTATTAATGATTCCAACATTTTAGACACAAAGATAAGTGGTGGCACATTAGCTGCTATGAGCGGAGCATATTCAACTGCTTCAGGTACTGCCGCAGAAGAAATAGTTCTAGAGGGTGGTAAATTTATAAGTCCTAAACAAGTTCCTGCACCTGAAGAAAATGTTCCTGGACAGGTACTAGATAGTCTTTCTATAAAAGTGTTTAATAACACAAGGTCGGGAGCCACTCCTCTTAACCACAGGACTATCTATTCAGATGGAATAACTTTAACTTATAAGATAGGACAAAAAATAATCGAAAATAGCTCTTTGTTAGTCTATATCAATAAGATTAAGAAAACAGAAACTATAGATTATTCTATCGATTATAAAGATCAAGAAATAACTTTAAACAGCCTAGCACCTGCGGGAAATATTATTGAAATTATTTCTTTAGGTATTGGCGGCCACAATCTTTTAGATTATCAAGAGTTTGTAGCTGATGGTGATACTAGTTTATTTTTAACTGATGCAAACTATACAGATACTACTTCAATATTTGTAACAGTAAATGGAATCTATAAGGAAACAGCATTCGTCAACAGTACAGGAGTTGTTGATTCTCAAAATAGAACATTGGTCCAGTTTGGTATAAAACCAACTCTAGGTGATGTAATATCTATACTTGTTTTAGGTTCTGAAAACGGTAATGTATTAGACGGATACGGTGTAGTAAGGATCAATCAACAAGTGTTTAACTATGAAGGAAGTACAAGAACCTTTAGTTTAAATCATTCTGTAACTGAAGATCCTAAACTAGTATCTCAGATCGGTGCCAACTTTAATAATGTTCTTAACGCATCGGCCGCGTCATCGATGATAGTCGAAGTTAACGGAAAAGCATTAAAGGGACCCGATAGTGTTTATTTTGTCTATGATGGAGTAACTAAAGATTTTGTTCTAGGAGAAGATCCTTACACCGGCCCGGGTGCTGTACTAACTAGCAACATTTCTGTTTATATTAACGATGAACTTAAGACTTTTATTCAAGATTATGTCTATGATGGTACTTCTAAAACTATTACTATCACAAAATCATTGACTAAAGGTGATGTTATTAAAATAGAAACAAATTTTATATCTGATTATAAAATAGAAAACAATAGTCTAGTTTTATTAGATACAATATCATTAGTTGACGGTGACACTATTGGTGTTACATGGTTCAACGAATATACTTCGATGGATCTAATCTCAGACGAATATACTGGTGGTAAGGTACAATACCGACTCTCTCACAGCCCTATATCAGTAAGCTATGTATGGGTTTATAAAAATGGAGATAGATTGTCACAAGATGTTGATTATTATGTAGATCAAGATCGATCATTGATATATCTCAAGAACAAGACTACTGAAGATGATAATATAAAAATTCTTTTATTTGGGTCTCAGATCTATAGATTACCTAGTGGATATGAAATCTATAAAGACATGTTAAATGTCTACCACTTCAAGAGGTATTCACAAGGAATGGATGTTGTACTGGCAAAAGATTTGAACTATTTTGACACCTCACTAGAAGTTACAGATTCTACTGAACTTTCAGATCCTATTCCTTCTAGAAATATTCCTGGAATAATAACCATAAACAACGAGCGTATTGAGTATCTATCTAAGGTTGGAAATGTTCTTTCTAAACTCAGAAGAGGAAGCCTAGGAACATCGATAGCTACATTGCATGCCAAGGGCAGCTATGTCGTTGATGTAGGTATCAAGGAAACAGTTCCTTATAACGAAACGCAAGATCGTACAGATTTTACCAGCGATGGGAAATCAGACGATTCTACTATAGGAACAGCTCAAACAATCGGACCGTTAGAGTTTACACCTAGCAAAGGAACTAGATCAATATGGTATAAAAATACCATCCCATCAGATTTTGGGCCTTGTGATCAGATAGAAGTATTTGTAGGCGGCCGCAGACTGCGTAAAGATCCCTTACAGGTATTTGATGAAACTCTAGGAGCCGAAGGATCCGGAAAATACAAGACTCTTGAAGCAGAGTTTAGTGTTGACGGAACCACCCCTTACATAAGACTAACCGAAACAGTTCCAGCAAATACGCTGATAACTGTCATCAGGAAACTAGGTAGAACTTGGTATGATCGAGGCGAAAATACCGTTACTAGAGGCGTTACGCTGCTAGAAAACACAACTCCGATCGCTAGATTCATAGCAGAAAAGACTACTAAAATACCTGAATAAATACTGATATGGAACCACAAGAGACTAACATGACCGAAAACCAACAGCAAAAAACTGATGCTCAGCCCAACGAAATTGGAGGTTTCCATTTTGAAGGGCATATCAAGATCTATGATCCGCAAAACGGCGAGATATTCGTAGATAAGCGTAATGCTATTCATTATGAAAATATGTCTGTAGCGATGGTACAGAGTTTATCAAACCAGGGATTGGGTACTATCTATCAAATGGATTTTGGTAACGGCGGAACAACCGTCGATCCTACAGGACTCATAACTTATCTTACTCCGAATACTATCGGTGTAAACTCTAGTTTATACAGCAAAACCTATCAAAAAATAGTAGATCAGCAAGCAGCAATCAACTCAGATCCTGTTCGTAATAAGATGGAAATACGTCATATTAGTGGAGCCACTTACTCGGATATTGTTGTTAGTTGTTTATTAGATTACGGCGAACCTACTGATCAGGAAGCATTTGACAACTCTGTGGATTTAAGCGGAAACTTTGTTTTTGACGAACTTGGTCTAAGAAGTTACGATCCTAGCGGAACAGGTAAACTTCTTACACACGTGGTATTTCACCCCGTACAAAAATCTTTGAATAGGTTATTACAGATTGATTATACAATACGTATTCAGAGTCTAACTGGATTCACTGGAGCTTAATAAATGCCATATAATGTAACCAGTACTGATAAAACAAAGATTATCACTGTCTATGACAATACGTCAGACACTTCTAGCACCAGTCTAACATTTCCTGGTAGAAATGTAACAGGATACGGTCAAACTATAGCAGAAAACTTTCTACATCTACTAGAAAATTTTGCCGCTGGAACCGAACCAGTTAACCCTACAGTGGGTCAGGTTTGGTACGATACAGTAAATGCACAGCTCAAACTTTACGATGGTGATTGGAAAGCAGCTTCAGGAATACAAAAAGGTCCTTCTGAACCAAGTGTAGAAACAGCCAAAGTTGGTGAGTTATGGATTGACACAACCAATCAACAGTTAAGAATCTTCACAGGTGCTAGATGGATTCTTGTAGGTCCTGCAGAAAGTTCAGTTGATGGTCTAAGATACGGACCGGCTGTAGAAGCTATATCAGATAGCGACAACGTAACAAGAAATATTTTAGTTTTCTATATCGCTGATGTACCTATCATCATTGTAAGTAAAGATAGTTTTACACCAAAAGTAAACATTCCAGGGTTTAGTCCGACAGCAATAAATCCCGTACCTATACATTCTGGTATCAACATCCATATCCCAGATGCAACAACACAAGATAAATTTCAAGGCGGGTACATTCCTAAACTTTTTGGAACAGCAAAAAATGCGGACGCACTAAATGTCGGTGGTACAGAAGTTGCCGCCGGTAAGTTTTTAAGATCGGATATTTCTAATACAACAGATTATGGGATCATTATTCGAAGCAATGAAGGTTTAACTCTAGGTGTTAACAGTGATTTCCGTATATCTAATGACAATACATCAGCATCGATTTACAACTCTAAATCGGGAAGCTCTTTAGATTTACAAACTAACAAAGACGGAATACCAAACACAGTCCTTCGAGTTAAAGGAACGTCTGTAGGTGTTAATGTTTTAGCGCCAGAAGAAGCTCTTGATATTGACGGTAACCTACAAATAACCGGTTCAGTTATTATTAATAATACCACACAGAGTACTAATCTTTCAAACGGAAGTTTAAGAACACTTGGTGGCATTTCTGTTACAAAGAATGTACTGATCGGTACTGATCTAACAGTATCAGGAACATCCCAGTTAGGTGGAGTAGTTCCATCGGCAACAGAAACATTTGACCTGGGCTCGACAAGCAAGCGTTGGAAAACTGTGAGAGCAAAAACTATCGTTGCTGATGAAATACAAGGTATCTTGAATGGTAACATTAGTGGTAACGCCAACACAGCAACCAGTTTGAGAACAGCAACAACTTTTAAACTTGAAGGAGACGTCATTAGTCCTTCGATCTCTTTTGATGGGCAAGTGGGGGGTTCTACAAAAATATTTGTTACATCGCTGACATCAAATATTATCAGTAGTAAAGATTTTCCTAATCCTAACTATTCTAACGCTGAGGATTTAGTATTAACCTATAGACCTAGCTTGGCAGGACAAGGTGGAGCTAGCGGTCTTCTCAAACAGACTAGAAATACTTTTATCGGAGATCTAGGTGTTCCTATAGGGACTATGTTCCCTTATGCAGGACAACTTCCACCATACGGATATTTGTTCTGCGATGGATCAGAAGTAGAGCGTGTAAAATATCCAGATCTTTATGACATCATTGGAACGACTTATAATGGATCCACAGCACTAGTTGGTGTAGGAACATTTAGACTTCCGGATATGCGAGGACGCTTTGCTCTTGGCAGAGACAATATGGATAATGCTCAGAGTGTTCCAAACTCATTGGGCGGGTTTACTGATGCAGGCGGCGGCACGGCTGGTCGAGTACCTGACATCAAGGCACAAAGCATCGGCGGCTCTGCTGGTCAGAGTTCAGTTACATTAGACCTGTCAAATCTTCCAGATCACGAACATTCTATGTTAGTAAATGGAATACAATATTCTGCAGTCAGAGTGGATACTGCTATTAACTCTCCTGCAACAACTGGCCTTGGACCGAACGTACCTGGTGGCGCACAGTATCTTAATACTACAGGAGGCATTAAGAAACCAACAGTTGATTATACATTAAAACAGGCAGTTGGTATAATGAATCCATATCTAACCGTGAACTACATTATTAGATCTGGTCCTCCGGCATTTACAACAACTACAACCTAATAGGGCAAGAACATGGCGTATCAAGTTAACAGAACAGACGGATCAATAGTAGCTGTAGTTGCAGACGGTCAAATCGATACATTATCGACTGATCTTACTTTGATCGGAAAAAACTACAGCGGCTTTGGAGAAGCCCTTAATGAAAATTTAATAAAACTTCTAGAACATTTTTCAGGAAGTACAAAACCATCACATCCTATACGAGGACAGATATGGTTTGATACCGCAGAAGGAAAACTAAAGGTTTATACAGGAACTAGTTTTGTTCCCGTGAGCTCTGCTACTATTTCGAGTACCCAACCTTCGACGTTGGGTGTTGGTGATCTTTGGTTCAATGATGTAGACAAACAACTATTTTTCTATGACGGTACTAGCACGATATTGTTAGCGCCTGCTTATTCAGTGACTCAAGGTGTAAGTGGTCTAAAGATTGAAAGTATATTAGATACATTAAATCAAACTAGAGTTATTACATCATTGTATAATAACGGAATTTTACTTGGAATATTTGCTAAAGATTCATTTACTCCAAAGAATGCTATCACAGGGTTTTCAGGCAGCATTATTCCTGGTTTCAATGCAGGTACACTAACCGGATTAAAGTTTAATGTAACGGCCACTAATGCTGAAAACTTAAATGCAGTTCCAGCCGCTAACTATGTTCGAACAGATACTGCGAACTCGATGCAAGGGCAGTTGAAGATTACCACAGACCTTGGTATTATTATCGGTAGTGCTGACCAAGCGACATTGCGAGTTACCAATGGTGATGTGATATTAGCTAACTCTGCATCTAATAGAGATTTGTTTATTAATGTACGTAAAGACATTACAGCCGAAACAGGCATTAGGATATCAGGATCGACAAGGACGATTGACATATATCCTAATCAACCAGAAAGCCAAGTTAATCTTGCAGGTAATCTAACTATCGCTGGCAATCTAACAGTAAATGGTGACACTACTACAGTCAACGTTTCCACAGTAACGGTTGAAGATAAAAATATTGTATTGGCAAAAACTACGGGAGTCTTACCTACTGATGCAAATGCTGATACAGGTGGCATGATAGTACAAGGTGCTACAGCACATGTCTTTGTTTGGTCAGATGGCGGAGCAGCCGCGGGTTCAAATAGTTCAGAAGCTATTGCTGGAGGATATATTGATGCGTTGCCTGCTTTATACAGTAAAGCATGGAATAGTTCAGAACATATCAATCTCGCAGCAGGAAAATATTTTGCTATCGACGGAGTTCCAGTTTTAACAGGAAACTCGTTGGGAGCTAATATTACTAGTATTCCTGGGGTTACATCATTTGGTACACAGTCTGTAGTTAATATTGGCCCAGGTGTTCCACCTGTACCTTATATGAAGTTGGAAGATAATAGGATTTCTACACTTCAAACCGACCAAGATTTAGAGATAGCACCTAATGGGAATGGAAATATAGCCCTTCAAGGTTATCCAAGAATCACAGGTATGGGAGATCCGGTCAGTGCCCAAGATGCTGCGACTAAAGAATATACAGATAATAGATTAGAAACACGTCCGGTAGCATTAAGTATTGATCTTTCAGATGGTAAAGATAACTCTTACATCATCACAAATATTTTGAATAACGTTGCGCCACCTGCTGATTTTAGAAATGGAGCCGTTGCTAGAGTCTTATGTAATATTCTAAGTCCTCAGTCTACTACATTAGATATAAATCCCTTGCTCAATCAGAGTACGGCTACATTTAATACTCCGACAGGTACAGCTCCAGCAGTTACAAACGTTGCTATTAACACAGCAATCATTCCGCCTAGCACAATTTCAGTTACACGTATCGTTAAGATATTCCAGATTATCGCAAATAACTGGCAGTTTGTAGGCGACACAGTATTACCACCATAATGAGATCGGAGCGCATAGAACATGTCTTACATTATTAACAGATATAACGGCCAGCAGCTTGTTGTTCTACAAGATGGAACGTTAGATACAACTACTAGCATTGGGCTAGTAGGTAAAAATTATATTGGCTATGGCACACAACAGAATGAAAACTTCTTATATCTGTTAGAAAACTTTGCCAATGATAAACCGCCACTGAGACCTATTAGCGGACAAACATGGTTTGATACATCAAATAATACCATGAATGTGTACAATGGTACTGAATGGCACCCTATTGGCGGGTCAGTGCAGGATACAGAACCAGAAAATCCAGCTCCAGGAGCTCTATGGTTAAAGACTCCTATCAATCAACTTTATGTATTCAACGGCGATGAATGGGCATTAATAGGTCCTGAAAACGTTGAAGGCTTTGGCGCAATGACCAGAGCCATATCTACAGTATTATTTGACTCTAATAATAACCCTCATCCTGTAATAGAGCTGTTAATAGCGGGCGAAGTTATTGCTATAGTATCCGGTGCGGCCTTTACTATTAGACCTGATGTTGGTATTTTAGGTTTTAACAATCTCATTAAAGGTATCAATCTAGCAGAGTTTGTTAAACTTAAAGGGGATATAGTAGGTCTTGCCGACAGAGCTTCAAGATTAGAAACACCAAGAAAAATCAACGGAGTATTTTTTGACGGGCAGTCTGATATAACTATTACAGCATCAACACCTGGCATACTAAAGAAAGGTAGTTATATTACAGGTAGCAACTTTAATGGTAGTACTGATATTACCTGGGGTGTAGATGCTAGTCCAAATAATGTTATAGGCAAAGTTGTTGCACGTGATACCGCAGGAAACTTTTCTGCAAACAGAATCACAGCAGATTTAACAGGTAACGTCACTGGTGATGTTACATCAACCGGCATCAGCGATTTTAATATCATTACAGCCAATGAGTTTAGAGGTGCAGTATTAACTGGTAATAGCTATACTGCAACTAGATTACAAACCGCGAGGACTATAAACGGAGTCCTCTTTGACGGTTCAGCTAATATTGATGTAACTGTTGATGCAGAAAATTTAATCGGTACTGATCTAAATACAGGCATAATCAACTCAAATCTTACCAAGGTTGGGTATCTAAATGAGTTGTCAGTTCAGGGATTTGGGGGCATTAAACTAGGTAACGGCAGCACAACCAACTTTAGCCTATTAGTTGATGGATCTATTGGTAAAATTAAAGCAAACACAGAGTTTAATCTATCGATACAAGACATAACGATTTCAGGCAGCTATCCTACATTGAGATTAACTCCTAGTGCAGTGACTATTACCGAAGGGGGTGCATCTTTACCTGCGATTATTCCTGATACAGATGGTGGTTGGTTGCTAGGAACACCTAATAAAAAGTTTGGAGACTTGTACACTGCCGATGTATACGGTACAGTTTTCCATGGTGATATTACAGGAAATGCTCCTACAGCTGATCACGCTATAAACGCAACGAATCTTGATAGCGGCCAAATCGGTTCATTGCCATATCAGTCTGGACCAGGCACCACAACGATGCTGCCGCCAGGACAACCGGGTCAGGTATTGCAGACCGCAGGTACAGGAAATCCTCCATTTTGGGGAGCAGCTTTTGTTCGTGGTATGATCATGCAATGGTATGGAGCATCTAATGCCGTACCTAGTGGATGGGGCTTGTGCGATGGTACAAACGGAACCCCAGATTTACGAAACAAGTTTGTTGTTGGTGCAGGAAGCACTTATACAATGGGTACTACAGGTGGTTCTACATCATCAACTAACAATGTAAATCTTACTTTTACAGGTACAACATCGGCAGCAGGAGCTCACAGTCACGGTGGTTCTACTGGCAGTACTGCGCTAAGTGCTGCTATGATGCCCGAACACTATCATAACTTTACAGACGTTTACGCGATCGTCGGTGACTACGGTCTTGGAGGCAGTACAGCCTCGGCATATGATAGAAATGGAACATACATCTATCCTAGCTTTTACGCTGGAAACGCTAGTGACGGAGATCGAGACAACGGATATTATGGGTTTCCAAGCAGAACTGATACAGCAGGTGGCGGGCCAACAGGAGCTCCGCACAATCACAGCCTTAGCACTGACGGAAATCACAATCACAGTATAACAGTAACAGCAAACAGCGGAGATATTGTGGTACAAACATTACCGCCCTATGTAGCATTGTTTTACATAATGAAACTCTAATAAATATAACGAATAAAGGTGGAGCAGCCCAATGGCATATACAATTAACAAATTTAACGGTTCTTTTTTAGTAACCGTACAAGACGGAACCGTAGATACTAGCACAGATCTTAATCTCGTAGGTAAAAACTACGCCGGTTACGGTGCTATTGAAAACGAAAATCTTGTTTATCTTCTAGAAAACTTTTCAAACACCAGTCCCCCTCCAAAGGCACTAACTGGACAAATATGGTATGACAGCGGAAATAAGAAGCTGAAGTACTATGACGGTAGCAAGTTTAAAGTTGCCGGCGGTGCTGAAACCGGATCATCTGCTCCATCCGGACTAGCAACAGGCGAGTTTTGGTTTGATACTAGTGCTAAACAGCTATACACATGGTCCGGAACTGAATATGTATTGATTGGTCCGCAGGCTAGTCCAGAACTAGGAACAAGCTCAGTAACTTCTCAGGTTGTCAAAGACGACACAAACGCTAACCAAACGATATTAAAGATCATTGCAGGCGGCAAAGTAATGGCCGTCGTTAGCGAATCTGAGTTTGTGTTAAACAATGTTAATCCGATTACAGGATTTTCTCTAATCAAGAAAGGCATTACTTTAGTTAATACTAACTCTAATGGTATTACTACAACCGGTACAGCATATTTCTGGGGTACCGCTAGTAATGCAGTTAGCTTAGGTGGTGTTGAAGCGACAGAATATATTAGAAAAGGTAGCATTACATTTGATCAAGATGTTACTTTTCAGAATGCCGGATACTATGTAGGTAACAGTAAAGACCTATATGTACATATTGGTACTAACGTACAAGGTAATACCAGTTCGCTACTAGAAAGTATCAATAATGGAAATCCAGTAACTATTCGTATCAACTATAACAACTCTGCAGAAGACGTTGCTATCTTTGATAATACTGGAATGATTCCAGGTGCAGATAATGCTTATACAATCGGTAATACTGGGTATAGATGGTCCGATGTTTATGCCACTACTTTCCATGGCAATCTAACAGGAAATGTCACAGGCAATAGTACTGGAACACATACAGGAACAGTAGCGGCTGTTGACGCGACTATTTTAGTTAATGGTTCTACTAAAGAAATAGGATATACCGGTGCTACTATACGTGGTAATCTTGTTGGAACTGTATCTGGTAACGTTACAGGTACAGCTACTAACGCAACAACTCTTACAAACTTTGTTCCTAGCACTTCGTTACCTAGTAGTATTGATAAAACATCGATTCCTGTTAGAAATAGCAGCGGAAATATCATAGCTAATCAGTTTGTTGGAACTGCTGATAAAGCAGATCGTATCAAGATCGATGACACAGCTATCGATTCTGATCCTAACTACAAAACAGCAAAAACAACAGCAACAGGAAGTACCATTGCAGCTAGAACATCCGGCGGTAATCTAGTAGCTGTGTTATTTGATGGTACTGCAACAGCAGCACGTTACGCTGACCTTGCAGAAAAATATTTGCCAGACCAAGAATATGCACCTGGCACAGTAGTTACAATCGGCGGCGATGCAGAGATTACACAAGCCAGCGGTGGGGATAGAGCCATTGGTGTTATTAGTACAAACCCAGCCTATATGATGAATAAAGACCTCGAGGGTGGTGTTTATGTCGCACTAAAAGGTCGTGTACCTTGCAGAGTGTTAGGCCCAGTTTCCAAGGGCGATGACATGTGCCCGGGACCAAATGGTGTAGCAGTTTCAGATAGATTTGGAGATAAAAAAGTGTTTGGGGTCGCCTTAGAATCGAGCGATGATGAAGGCGAAAAAATCATTGAAGTATTGGTGTTATAATGAGCGGAGCAGTTGGATCACAGATTGCTGCGGTAGACTATACTAGCATTCGTGCTAAGATTATAGCTCTTTTAGGCACCGGATCAGCAGATAAAGGGTATGGACAGACTGTTTACAGTGCTGATGTAACCAGCGGCCAAACCGCAACCAAAGCACAGTGGGATGCCTTAAGATATGATCTCATGTCTATCAAGTTTCACCAAGATGGTGTGATGCCATCTATAGTGGAAATACAGAAGACTGATCCAATAAGATACGGTGCAGGTAATCCAAATACTGATTATGATAATCTCGCAGATCAGGCCACACTTACTAGATTCAATGTCGGACTTGGACAGTTCGCGGTAACTAGCAAAGCCAATGCCACTTATACAAGTTTATGGTCGATTGAGGCAACAGCAACGCTAACAGTGACATTTGCCAATGCAAATCAAGGAAGATATTTTTTCAATAGCGGCGGAAGTATACGTTTAACATCAACAAGGACCGGCGGTGTAGCAACACTACAAAATGCAGCATGGACTAGCATACTTTCTTCAGTAGGAACGATAGCTTTTGATGCAGACAAAACAAAACAACTAAGCTATTATACTTTAACAAATAACTATCAGCTGTTTAAATATCTAGCTTCTAGTGCTCCTTATTCTAATAGCTATTATCAGGTAGAGGCAAAATGTGATGTTGCTAATAATATCAACGGAACTGCCACACAGATAATATTCAAAATCAGGTGGGTTGATGCATACGTCGATCCTGACGTGCTCACTGGTTATGTGAATCCTCCGGGCGATGGTGTAGATGGTACACTATCTTTAACAGTAGAGGAAGCCAAAGCTGCTGGAACACTATTTCCTACAGGAACATTTAGTATCGTAAGTCCTACATATTCGCTATCTTCGATTACCGCTACCTGATAAAGTAAATATTACCATGGCAGTTAATGATAAAATCAGTCAAGCAGACTACAATAGCATCCGAAACAAAGTAGTTCCTATAATAGGAACAGGTTCTAGTAACTCTGGGTATGGTCAGTTTGTTGTCAGTTCTGCTGTCGCAGAAGGGCAGAAAGTTTCATACAACGATTGGATGAAGCTTGGATATGACATCATAAACTGTTATAAACATCAACAAGGAACCAATCCTGCAGTAGCGGTCGTGGCTGAAGGAAATACAATACGTTACAGCACTACATTTACTCCAGCTGCCACCGACTCTCCAGTTACACAGCTTGATTCGTGGGCTAACACCGTTGTTTCAAATAAGTTTACGATAGCCCCTAGCCAGTCTTATACGACCAATGTTGGCACGGTTACACAAACATGGCCGGGGGTATACGGAAATACTTGGTCAGTGCGTATTCAGTGTACAGTCACAGTTACATTTTCCAATGCAGATCAAGCTAGATACTTCTTCAACTCTGGCGGAGAAATAAGATTTACCTCTAGTCGCAGCGGAGGTCAAAATATTCCGCAAAATACATCTTGGACTAATCTATTAAGTTCGGTGGGCACAGTCGCTTGGGGCGGAAACAAGCCCGGTACTGGAACATCTCCTAACGATAATCTAAACTATTATAGATGCAGTAATATTTTTAGCAACTTCTATTCGGCGAGTGCAAGCACTCCCTATGGTTCTAACTCTTATATTCTGGCAGCTAGGACTCCTGGAATAGCCAACAATAGCTCAGGAACAGCCAGCAGCATTGAGTTTCAGATTACCTGGAACGATGCTCACGTAGGCGATTCTGGAGGTCCTGACTTTGTTGATGGAACTTTTAGTCTAAACGTTTCGACACTAGCTGCCTCGGGAACATTAGTTCCTGTTGGTGCAGGTAACTTCACTGTTTCGACTCCAGTTATAACAATCAACGCTATAACAACATAAATTTTCCTGGTTATCATAGCATAATAAATAAACTGCTATGTTAATCAGGAGAAACAATGGAAGAACAACTCAAGCAGGCTCTTGACTTTTCGAACTATCGTCAGAGCTTTTCTATCCAAAGAAAAACCCTCAAAGAAAAGATCGAAGCCAAACTCACCTATGGCGCATCTGGTGGAATCTTTAAGATTGATCAAACACTCATAGCATTTGTTAAGTTTTTGATCGACCAAGAAAGAACGCAAAATGTTCCGTTGATCGACGCTAACGGAAATCCTGTCTTAATCCCCGACCTTAATATTTTTATGAATGAAATATTAGATAGATATTTCACATCGGTCTACGAATATCACGAGCAATATCAAAATCTTAGAAAGAGTAGATCTGTAGAAAAGTTATTAGACCTATGACCAACGGTATTCTAATATTTGCTCATAACAATAGAGAAATAGACTATGCCCTTATGGCAGTGATAGCCGGGGGTCTAGCACGTAAACATCTTAATGTTCCTGCAACACTAGTGACAGATGCTTCTACATTAGAATGGATGGCAAAATCGGAAATAGTAGAAAAAGCCAAAGAAGTCTTTGAAGCGTTTATTATCGTTGAAAAACCTTTAACTGATAATCAACGTCGATTACATGATGGAAAATTTTCTGATGTATTAGTTCCGTTTGTTAATGCTAACAGAGCAAGTGCTTGGGATCTAACTCCCTACGATAGAACATTATTAATAGACAGCGATTTTTTAATTTTTTCTGATAGATTGTCTGAATATTGGGATGTAGACGAATCTATATTAGTTTCTGATTCTATGAATGATATGGTTGTTCCTTCTAGGAACGGATATCATGACAACTACATTTCTGATACAGGAGTAAAACTGTTCTGGGCAACAACAGTAATGTTTACTAAAGACGATGTCTCAAAAATGTTTTTTGAAACAGTAGATTTTGTTAGGACTCATTATTCTTATTATGGAGATCTTTTTAGATTTGATCCGAGGCAATACAGAAATGATATCAGCTTTAGTGTAGCAAATCATTTATTGTATGGCTTTGAGGAACCGGTAATGTCATTGCCTCCGGTACTAACGACCATAGATAAGGATATACTACATTCTGTAGATGATAACGGAAAACTAACTTTTTTATTGTCCGGTAAAGTAGATGCTAACTATTGCCCTGCGACTATAAAAGATACAGATGTGCATGTAATGAATAAAAAAAGTATAGTTAGAAATGCAGAAAATCTTATGAGGTTGATATGAACTTTGGTTATCTTATAATCGTGTCAACGTCAGATAAAGCAGATTATTCTCAGATGGCATATGCTCTTGCCCTGAGTATAAAGAACACTCAAAAAGAAGGGTATGATAAAGTAGCACTGGTGATCGATGACAAGATGTATCTCGATAGATTCGAATCTAAATGGGTTTTTGATCATATTATTGAATGGAATGAAGAAACATTTTGGGATGGGCGTTCTTGGATGGATCGATTAAGTCCTTTTGACGCAACGGTTTGTCTAGACGCTGATATGTTATTTTTAAGAGATTACAGTCATTGGATTGATTATTTTTTAGAAAACACTGAGTTATATGTAGCCAATAAAGGGTTTACTTATAGAGGTGAAAAAATAACTTCTGATGAGTATAGAAGAACTTTTACAAAAAACGAACTGCCAAATCTTTATAGCTTTTATACTTTTTTTAAACGTGATAGTGAGATGGCTAAAGAATTCTTTTCTTTAGGTAGACATATCATAAAAAATCCTTTACAATTTTCAAATGTATATCTATCAAAACTAAAACCTAAAGTTTTAGGAACAGATGAAGCTTTCTCATTGGCAGCTAAGATACTAGATATTGCGGATGAGATCGCCTATGACCTAGAGTTTCCTAGAGTAGTGCATATGAAACCGATGGTACAAAACTGGCCTTGGCCTGCTGACACAGTAACAGACCATGTAGGGTTTTATCTTAATAGAAAAGGACAGTTAAAAATAGGAAACTATCAACAGCACGATATAGTTCACTATGTTGAAAAGGATACTATTACTCCTGAGCTTATCAATATACTTGAGGAAATAGCATGGAAGAAATGATCGATTTTGATAAATGGCTTTCAGAATACGAAGTTCCTGAAGTAAGATATGTCGCAGTCTATGACAAGGATACTGGCAAAGTTATCAGCGTTGGGCCTAAGTCTGCATTTCCAGATGAGAAGTTTAAAGTATTTGTTGACACAGAAATCGCTGAGTTAATCTTAAAGGGTACTATTAGCATACATTCTTGTTTTGTTGATCCGATGGGTGATAGTCTTGAAATAACAGAAATGAAATCTGTTTTCAAGATAGACGATGTTGTCCATAGAGTAATAGATAAAAGATGGTCTGGTGTAGAAATACCCGATATCTATATTACCTATGATACTACTTCTAAAACATTAAAGATTGAGTTGACTGAAGATTTAAATGGAACGTATATACAGGCTGAAGAGTTCCAACCACGACCAAAGCGTTCAGTACATTGGGGCGGAGACACATTGATGAATTTCTTATTGACTGATTATAACGATCCTAATGTATTAATCAAGATGCTGTCTGTGAGATTAGATGAACTAGTAGGTCAGGCAAAGATATTTGAAAATATTAATCTTCCTGAAAAGTTCAGTGTGTATACTAGAAGAATATTTAAGAGTTATGTATTGGAGATATTATGAAAGTCATTGAGTTTGACGTAGTGTTTCTAAGTTATGACGAACCGAATGCAGATCTTCATTATGCAGATTTGTGTAATAAAGTGCCCTGGGCAAAAAGAATACATGGTGTGAAAGGCAGTGATCATGCACATAAAGCCGCAGCAGAGTTATCAGAAACTGATTGGTTTATAACTGTAGATGCAGATAACATCGTAAATCCTGACTTCTTCAATCTCGATCTTAAGATGGATGATCCTAAGATACAGGTCTACGGCTGGTGCGGAAGGAACTCTATCAATGGACTACGATATGGCAATGGTGGTTTAAAAATCTGGCGTAAAGATTTTGTTCTAAACATGCGTACTCATGAAAACGCAGAAAGCGAACGAGCACAGGTAGATTTTTGTTGGGAAGATGGATATCGTAATTTTCCTAGAGTGTATTCTGAAAGCGTTATTACAGGTTCACCTTTTCAAGCCTGGCGAGCAGGATTTCGTGAAGGTGTCAAGATGACCTTGCTCGATGGAGTAAAAGTTCCTCCACAGGAAATCAAGCAGCAGATATGGTGGCATAACATACATAGACTCCGTATGTGGTCAACCGTAGGAGCACATGAAGAAAATGGTATCTATGCAGTCTATGGAGCTAGATTGGGAACATGGATGACCAACTGCACTCAGTGGAACTATGTAGATGTTAGAGATTTTGAAATACTAAGAGGAATATGGAATCAGTATGGCCGACCATATGAAGAAGTAAATGGTGAAGGTCTCGTAGAAGCTATCAAAGATTTAGGAGAACAAATCAAGCATGAACTTGGTCTCGATTGGCCTTGGCTTGATGCGGCGCAGAGCAAATATACGCTAGATCTATATGACGAAACTATTAATCTGGGTCTAACATATTATCAGATGAACGAAAATGTATGATATATTTTTCTTTGGTGGTCTGGGTGAACAATGGGAAACTCTAAAGAGGAGATATCCTAATGCTCAACGCCTTGACAAAAATATGTCTATAGATCAGATACAGAAAAAATCTTTTACTAAGATGTTTTGGTTAATATGGGATGATCTTATACTTTCTGATTTTAATCTGAACAGTTATCGAGCAACAAAATGGGATGAAGAATACACCCATGTTTTTAAAAATAAAAATACCTATGATGGTATATGTCTTATAAACAAAACAATATCCATTTCTAATAGAGAGTTTAAAAACAGATTCTTTATGAATAAAAAAGAAATAGATATTGTGGCCAGTAATCCTATTCCTTTTGAAGTTTTCTATATTAAGTCATACGATGATTATCTGTATGCTGTCGAACATTCAAATCTTGAAATGTTTTGGGCGGTTTGGAATGACATCGATGTAGATTTTGATTTTGATTATTATGTTCCTGCTTACGATAGCTTTCACAGAAACATTACTCATGTTTTTAAGAACGGAGAGTATTATGACGGCATATGTTTATTTTCTAGGAATGAAAAGATAACCAAGCGTGAGTTTGATAATAGATTTTTCACAAATAAAAAAGAAGTAGACATCTTAGCCAGCACTCCGAGGTCTTTTGAAGTTTTTAATATTTCAAGTTACGAAGATTATCAGAATGCATTAAAAACTTCTGAGACAGACATGTTTTATGCTGTATGGAATGATGTCAAACCTAACGACTTTGATTTTAGCTATCAGGTACCCAAGTATAATCAAACGATAGTACATATTTTCAAAAACGGAAATAACTTTGATGGAATATGTTTGTTTCCTAAAAGGAATGTGTATGCACGTCGAGAGATTGAAAAACGATTCTTTCATACAAAGAAAGAAGTAGACATAGTTGCCAGTCAACCTAAAGACTTTGATATAGTTTTTATCTCATATCACGAACCGTATGCCGATAAACATTATCAGAAGCTGCAGGAAAAAGTTAAGAGAGATATAAAACGTATTGACGGTGTTAAAGGGATACACAACGCACACATAGAAGCTGCGAAGCAGGTTTCTACACCTATGTTTTGGGTAGTTGATGCTGATGCAGAGGTATTAGAATCTTTTAACTTTGATCATCGACCCTTAAAAGTAGATCAAGATATTGTTTTTGTATGGCGTAGTCGTAACGAAGTCAACGGTCTTGAATACGGAAACGGTGGTGTCAAACTCCTCCCGACGAAGTTAACACTAGATATGAAGGTTGACAATCCAGATATGACCACTAGTATTTCTGGTAGGTTTAGAGCCATGCCAGAAGTATCAAACATCAACAAGTTTAATACAGATCCATTCAATAGTTGGAAATCGGCATTTAGAGAATGTTCTAAGTTATCGAGCAGGATTATTACAGGACAAGTTGACGAAGAAACACAACAGAGATTAGATGTATGGTGCACAGAAACCATAGACAAATATGCTTTAGACGGTGCTAGACAAGGCCGAGACTATGGTTATGAAAATAGAAATAATATAGAAGCTCTTAAAAAGATAAATGATTTTGCATGGCTAGAGGAAAAGTTCAATGAACGACATATCGAGGATTAAAAAATTCATTCCTATAATGAATGAAATATCGCCTACCTTTTGTCTAGCTAAATGGCACCATACCACTATCTATTTGCAGACCGGAGAAACCCATAGTTGTTATCATCCGCCGCCACACAAGATCTCTTTAGAAGAAATCATTATAGATCCAGGTGCTCTGCATAACACAAATCAAAAGAAACATGAACGTCTTGAAATGCTCAATGGAGGAAAACCTAGCGGTTGTAACTATTGCTGGAATATCGAAGCAATGGGCGAGGACTATATTAGTGATCGTAAAGAACGAAACTCTACTATCTACACGCCCGAAAGATTTGCACAAATCAAGGACGGGGATTGGGATCAAAATATAAATCCACAGTATATTGAAATATCATTTGGCAACGAATGTAACTTTAAATGCGGGTATTGCCATCCTAAACACAGTAGTAGTTATTATAAAGAGATCAAAGATCACGGTCCTTATACTATGGTAAAGAATCATAGAAATGACATTGATTGGTTTAAGATCTATGAAGAAGAGGATAATCCTTATGTGGAAGCATGGTGGCGTTGGTGGCCCGAAGTACGCAAGACATTAACTATCTTGCGTATCACAGGCGGCGAACCTCTAATACAGCAGAGTACATGGAGGTTGTTAGAGGATCTTGAAAAAAATCCTTTGCCTAATCTGGAACTAAACATCAACACCAACTTTGGTGTCAAACCTATTTTGATAGATCGTTTAATAGAAAAAGTTAACAACCTAGTTGAAAATAAAAAAATCAAAGATTTTAAAATATTCACAAGCATTGATACATGGGGACCTCAGGCCGAATATATACGTACTGGTCTAGATCTAACTGTTTGGGAAAGAAATCTAAATGAATATCTAACTAGAACTTCTTTGCCTATCACTTTCATGATAACTTTTAACATACTAACAGTTACAAACTTTCAATCGTTGTTAGAAAAGATCATTGAATGGCGCATTAAGTATAATGGAACAGATCAAAATAAATGGCAACGTGTTAGATTTGATACACCGTTCTTAAAAGAACCTTTACAATATGACATGAATATATTGCCCAAAGATCAGTTTATGCCTTTTATGTACAATCATTTAAAGTTTATCGAAAATAATCTAGATAATAATGATCGTACTAAGTTTAGCGATTATGAACTAGAAAAGTTTAAGCGTGTGGTCCATTACATGGAAACTGCAAAATATAGCGAAGAAAAAATTAACGAAGGTCGTAGAGACTTTTACAACTGGTTTAAAGAATACGATCTGCGCAGAGGAACAGATTTTAGATCTACATTTCCTTTGCTTATAGATTTTATGGAGTTATGTAGTGCAGCTTAGAAAAAAATACATACATGACGACCTATCTTTTAAAAGTGACTGCGATATATTAGATGGGGTTGATTCTATCATCTATAATGATGAAAATTTAAAACCTGACTGGGTCGAAAAGCCTGCTAAAAATACAGAGTTTTTTATTAAAAGAAATAAAACCGAACTGTTGGTTGTAATAGGTGAAAGTTGGACCTATGGTGAAACATTGAAAGGAATTGCCACAGGTATAGAAAGATATAATCTTCCTGCTCAACTAAAATACTGTTATGGTCCTAGGATGGCCATCGCTCTTAACTGTGATCTTTATCAATATGCGGTTCCGGGCAACTGCAACTTTTATATGTTTTCTGAGCTAGAAAGGGTCATGGATTATGTAACTACGCTCGGTTATTCTAAGATATATGTTTCTATGCAGATGACTGAGCCCTCTAGAGAAAACGCCATCAATAATAAAGTTCAGCAAACCGATCATCCTTTAAAATACTTAATGAAATCAGATAAGACCATGACTTTTGAGTGTTGGTTAGAAAAATATGATGAAATATTTTTTACTCAATACAATGATATATTGTCAAAATATAAGAATGTATATATCGATGCCGTTCTTTGGAAAAACTTCTGTAGGATAAACACGACCTTCAAGAATAATAAGTTTAAGATTATTGATACTACTTGGATAGAGTATTCATCTAAGATATTAGGAAATCGAATTTTTTCTCCGTCATTTTATTCTATAGGATGGTTAGACGATATTATGAAATCATCTTTGTATAAGTTCATTAAGTTTGAGCTTCCTTATATAAAGAGAGAAGTTGATCTAATAGAAAAATCTAATAATTTTATTCACGGAAACTTTTTACATTCACATCATCCTAATGAGTATGCGCATTTAATGTGGTCTCAATATATTTTACGCAAAGCGGAGTGGATAAATGACCTCTAATACATTCTGCATATTGCCGTGGATACATTTTTATGCCAACCCTGATGGAAACGTTTTGCCTTGCTGCATCGGTAATCATAGAAAGCCTTTAGGCAATGTGCAAAAAGAATCTATTCTGAATGTTTGGAATAGTGAAAAATATCGAACCATGCGGTTGAATATGCTATCTGGTAAAAGATGTGACGAGTGTCAGTCTTGTTATCATGCAGAAGATTCAGGAGTTAATAGTTTTAGACAATCAGTCAATAGAGATTATGCAGAATACATACCGTTGGTTAATAAGACTAATGTAGACGGATCTCTTGACGAAATGGATTTAAAATATTTGGATATACGGTGGAGTAATATCTGCAACTTTAAATGCAGAAGCTGTTCTAGCACCTATAGTTCTAGTTGGGCCACAGAAGATAACAAGAATGGAAACAAAAAACCAGTTTATATCTTTGCCGGAGGAGATAACAACGATAAACTTTATGAAGAACTTAAACCTCATATAACCGGAGTTAAGGAAATATATTTTGCAGGTGGCGAACCTTTGTTGATGGATAAGCATTATGATATGCTAGAGTATCTCATTGAAACAAATAATACTGACATAAAAATAAGATACAACACAAATCTAAGTTCATTGCATTTTAAAAATAAATCAGTGTTAGAAATGTGGAAGAAGTTTTCTAATGTACATCTCAATGTTAGCTTAGACAGCTGGAGTGATAGAGCAGAATATATTAGGGAAGGAACAGACTGGAAGAAGATAGAAGAAAATATTTTAACAGTCAAATCTGAATGTCCTCACATTTATTTTGGTATAGCATCAGTAGTTTCTATTTTTAATGTATTGACATTACCGGAGTTTATTGATTACCTATTTCAAAATAAACTTGTAGATTCAAAAACCACAGCCAGCTTTTATTCTTTGATCAATCCAGATTTCTATAGTTTCAGCATTTTTGATGATAAAACTAGGATGCTGGCTATTGAAAAACTTTCAGATAGACAGTATAATGGGCATATAAAGTCTCAGATAGAAAATGTTATTAGACACTTAAAATCTTCTGTGGTAAATGTTGATCTACAGAAACAGTTTAAGCATCATACAGATTACTATGATTCCATTAGGAATAGGAAGTTTGTAGAAACATTTCCTGAGTTAAGTGGATTCTATGAAAATATATTTTGACGATGTCTTTCATCCTACAAGTCCTAACTGTGTTAGCCTTTCAAAGAACGGCGATAACGATTTTTGGTTGACATCACCTGGATCTAGACTTAAAACAGAACTGGGAAATCTTAGGATACCATATTTCGGTATCAATCATATCAGAGAACCCGGACTGTATTTTATAGAAGTCAACGGTGATCCAGTTTGGTGGGCAGGTATGGCTCAAGGCCCGGATGTTCCAAAGAAACATGTCCTGAGATGCCTGCCACAAAATATTTTAGATTTAGCTAGAACAAAACAGATTAAGATAATCATATCAGCAGATAGAGAAGGCGGATCCATGTTTGTTAACGACGGGTCATTTTTTGCAAAAAAAGATGGATTTCTCTCTACCTACAAGGCTATGAAAAAACAAGGTTTGCCTGCAGGTTCTGTAATGATAATACAGGGAAATAAAAAGATTGAACAACAATATGAATCATGGTTGATAGACACGGGGCTTCCGAAAATATTTGATGTAAAATATTCAAATCATTTCAGTAGGATTTTCATAGATAGAGGTCATCAACCTCCTGCGGTTCCAATAGTATACGAGTCAATACATAACCCATTGGCTAAAGATTACAATAGTCTTAACAGAACATATAAACATCATCGCAGTGCGCATCTATATCATTTAGCAGTGTCCGGAATGCTGTCAAGCGGCATAGTTAGTGCCAATGAGATAAAATTTAAAGAACACCAACCTCTTAAAATATTAGGTGATTCTGTAGACTTGAAATCCTTTGAAAGGGTATTATCAAAGAACTATCCTATATTTGTTGATGGTGATTGGTCTGTAAACAATGCCGCAAACTCTGTGAACCCTGACATTTTTAAAAATAGTCTCATGAGTTTTATTACAGAAACTAAGTTTGACGAAGATGTTGTGTTTCTTACAGAAAAAGTATATAAGGCTTTGGCGTACGGTCATCCGATGATTGTACTTGCTGCTGCAGGAACTCTTCGAGCTCTCGAGGAGCTTGGTTTTAATATACATTTCAATGGTATCGATCCCTCATATAATGATATTGAAGATCATACAGAAAGATTTTATGCTACACACCAAGTGTTGCAAGATTGGATATCATTACCTAGAGAAGAAAAAATAAGACGCATTATCGATTCTATGCCTATTATAGAACATAATCTTAAACTTTCTGCCAGCAGAGATTTCTATCATGAAGATCTAGTAGATACCATAAATATCGCAGGAAAATATTTTAATGATTGATTTTAAAAAGTATAAGAGATTTTTTGCTTTTGGATGTAGTATGACTGCTTATGGCTGGCCGACTTGGGCAGACATTATAGGAAGAGAGATACCTGAATACAGAAACTATGCACAGAGCGGTGGCGGTAATCTTTTTATAGCTTGCCAGCTTACAGAAGCACATCAGAGACATAAGTTTAACAAAGACGATCTCGTAATGGTAATGTGGAGTTCAGTATCTAGAGAAGATAGGTATATTAATGGTACATGGCTTACCCCCGGAAATATCTATACACAAAACTATTACGATGAACAGTTTGTGATGAAGTTTTCAGATGATTTCGGTTATTTGTTACGTGATATCAATATGATAACACTCAGTAAAAATCTTTTAGATAATCTGGGAATCGATTACTATATGTTAAACATGTCTCCGTTGACGATAGAGGCCAAGACAACAACAGAAAGAAATAAACTAACGCAGCTAAGACAATATTATAAGGATACCTTAGATGCTATACTTCCTGACATTTTAACTTTAGAATGTAACGGTGTTTGGCCACAACATCCTATAAGCAAAGAAGGACATCAAAGTGCAGACTATCATCCAAGCCCTAAGCAGCATTTTGGATATCTCAGTAAACTATTTCCTGATCAAGAATGGTCCATTAACACATTCTCTTGGTTAAATGTACAGCAAACTAAAATGGAAGCTCTGCGTAACTTTGATGATATGCATTTTCGACAACCTCCGAATGATCGATTATGATCTTACTCAATAAATCTATTCCTCTTATCAATACCTATAATCCTAGTGATCCTAAAATCACATGGACTGATAATAAAACAGCAGCGATCGATACACTTTCGCAGCAACCGGGTTTTGATTTTGAAGCATGGTATGCTTTATTCTCGTGCGAGAATAGTTTTAAAATCTATAACATGAAAGATCTAATCGACAAAGAGTCGTTAGGTAGGATCGTAAACAAGCAAGCGTTCTTGATATTAGACAATACCTTAGAGCCGTTTGAGAGGGCTATAGATTCGATATATCAAAATATAGTCATGAGAGATGGTATTCCGGCATCTCAGATAATATTGTTGACTAATATGTATGACGCTGGCGAATACAGTCGTTATATCGCTAAGAAATTAAATCTAGATCCTATAAGAATATTCTGGTATACAGTTTTTGAACAGGATCTGCAGAATGCCGTACTGCATCTTTACAAAAAACAACTTCCAAGAACATTAGAAAATAAAAAGTATAACAAAAAGTTTCTAAACCTTAATAGACGTTGGAGATTGCATAGACCTTTTCTAACAGCATTGCTCTATGGAAAGAATCTGATCGAACAAGCGTTCATCAGCTTCGGACCATGTGATCAGAGAGATACATGGAACCATAAATGGCCAGAGCTCATGCATTACTTCCGCAACGACAAGGATATATTAGATATTCTTAAACGTGCTGAGGGAGTAAAGAATCTGCCTCCTATGTATCTAGATACCGAAGAGCTACATATTAACAGGGCTGAGTCGACTATAGACACTAATAGATATTATGAAGATACCTATTTTAGTGTTGTAGCTGAAACTACTTATTTTACAAAAGAGTGGTACCACAGTGCGAGATTTTTAAGTGAGAAAGCATGGAAGCCAATCGCTATGAAGCATCCATTTATTCTAGTATCTGTGCCTAACAGTTTAGACATATACAGAATAATGGGTTACAAAACCTTTTCCTCTATTATCGATGAGAGTTATGATCTTGAAACAGACGACGGAAAACGTATGCTAAAGATTTTAGACGAGATTGAAAGACTATGTAATCTTTCAGAAACAGAACTAGAAAACTTTCTTAAATCTGCTCGTGAAATATGTGATTATAACTATAACATGTTGATGTCTAAGAAACGATTTATTACGGAGTTGTGATATGCCCTACGAAGAAGGCAATGATAAACATATAACGACTCTCAAGGCTATAGCTCAATATGCTAAACCTGTAGAACAAAGAAATACGACTACGGTTGTTATACAGCAGGCTGAGCGCAAGACTAAGCTGATGTTAGTACTGCTACCACAGTGGGCAGCAGAGTTTCCTCCTTTTAATCTGTGCAGGCTATCGGCAGTTTCTCGGCAAGCAGGTTATGCAAGCAAGGTATTAGATGCCAACATTAAATCTTTTAGATTCTATGAAAAAGAAATCAAATCTAAACTAGATTATAAACTTTGGGATCCTACAACCATATGGCGCTGGTGCGGCGATAACTACCAAGAGATACATCAATATCTAGAACCTTATCTTAAAACTGTATTAGATGAAATAGTTGATTACAATCCTACTCTTGTTGGCTTCAGCGTCTACCAGATGAATGAAGAACCTACTAAATGGATGATTCAAGAGTTAAAAAAGAAGTTACCAACAGTTAAGATCGCAGTTGGTGGTCCTAATGTACAGAAGGGATTTTTTGTCAAAGAAGAATACTATGATTATGTAGTAAACGGCGAAGGCGAAGAAGCTATATTAAAAATACTAGACGAGATAGAACATAGCATCGAACATCCTGAACAACAGTACATAGTTCAGCCCGAAGATCAACGATTAAATCTTAACAAGTTTCCTATGCCAGATTATTCTAATATTGATTTTAATCTCTATAGGATTCCAAATGGCGTTACTACAGAACTTAGTCGAGGTTGTATAGCTAAATGCACATTCTGTGAAGAAACACATTTTTGGAAATATCGCCAACGCATGGCCATTGATGCTCTTGAAGAAGTAGATTACCTCTATCACGAAAAAGGAACTAGAGTCTTTTGGTTTATTGACAGCCTTGTCAACGGCAACTTAAAAGAGCTTCGGGCGTTCGCTAAAGGAGTTATTGCTAAAGGACTTGACATTAAGTGGACAGGATATGCGAGATGTGACGGTCGTATGGATCTAGAGTATATGAAGGATCTAGCTGATAGCGGCTGTGTTTATCTAAACTATGGTTGTGAATCTGGCAGTCAAAAAGTTCTAGATGATATGGCCAAAGGTGTCACTATTGCAGAAATGGAACAAAACTTTAGAGACGGAAAGACTGTTGGTATTGAAGCAGCCACTAACTGGATAGTGGCATTTCCGACAGAGTCATATCAAGACTATGCAGACACTATGACGTTTCTCTGGCGTAACAGAGACATGAATATTAGGAACATGAGTACAGGTATAGGATTTGGGCAGGGTCCTGAAACTATTACAGGTCAAAATCCTGATAAGTTTAATCTTTCTTATCACAAATATCTCGGACATTGGATCACAAAAGATTTTAGATTAGGCGGAACACACACTTTGATGCGTGTAAAATGTATTAGCATATATCTAGATCAAATCATTGGCAGCAAGAAAATCACCTATCCTGTAAGGCCAAATCTTAAGAAATATCATTATGATATTATCTATGATAATGAGCAGGACAGAGAAGTCAGTTATGAGCAGTTTGATTATAACATCATAAAAACAACCATCAATCCTTATGCCGATGGTCTGGTTAATGAGATCTGGCCATTGCTAAGAACTCTATGGAGGGCAAAGGGTGGTTATAGATTTAATCTTCGATTTAGTCCCGATCTAGATTCTGCTGAGTTTGGTAATCAGTATGGCTCAGGTACGTATCATGCTGACTTTAAGTTTGAAATAACAGAAGACGGAAAATGGTCAGCTGATTTCAAATGGAAGTTTAAACAAACCTATGAATACAACGAATATGCTGAGCCAGAAAGACAAGGACCGTTCTTTGCACAAGACTTTAGTCGAATGACCAGCAATGCTGCTGTGAGAGCAAGGCGTTTGGCTAAACCTTGGTGGGGTATAGATGGTAGAGACTGGCCGGAATATGTAGCTATGATCGAAGAAGAAAAACATCTCAATAACAATATCGATTGGTCCTTTGATCATTCCTGGACCGGTACCGGGGACTGGAGCGATTACTCTGATTACTCTACAGAAGTTTCTAATCAGATTGTAATAGAACAACCTATACAATTTTATCGTTAAAGGTAATAGTGTCTAGTATTCTTCTATTGTGCTTTAATACAGGTCGCATGTCTTGATATATTTTCTGTAACTCTTCTAGAGATTTAGAGTTGATAGAATCTATAATATCAAAAATCATAATCATTCTTTTATAATGATCCTCTTCTTGATCATAACTTTCATTCCACCATTTACCGAATGTTGTAAATCCAAAAGTTTTGAGATATTCTAAACTGCGTGGCGGAGCTACTAGTATTATTGGCATACTGCTACCAATAGCTGTTAAAGTTTTTTCGCTGAAGTAACCGAACGGTTGTGCATATCTTGTTTCATTGATGATAGCACAGAAGTTAGATTCGTAGCTCTTTAAAAACTCTTGAGTCCATTCGGGTGCCTTGTGTCCAGGTATGTATACTTGATCGGAGTTGACAACATTAACTGAATCTATTTTTTGATCTATAGCCAGTATATTTTTTTCTAGAAAATCTACACCTTTTCTGAGTTGTTCATGTTGTTGTGGTCTTTCTTTTTGAAACTGATCTAGATCAAACCAGTTATTATTTTTAAGTTCGTTGTAAGAACATTTTAGATTCCATGTATAAGTTCCATTGAGTTGAGAAAGATAACTGGTCATTAGATGTCTGTGGGTAGTGTATCGCCAGTTACCACACCAAAACTTTTTTTCTATTTTATGTTTTACAAAATATTTTGGAAATGATTTATAGCATTTTGCTATTTCTCTTAGGAATAAATCTAAACAATCTATTTTTATATCTGGATAGTTGTCTTGTAGTATCTGTATCCTATAATCGGATGTGAATACACGAAATCTTTTTAGATTATTTTGATGAACAAATATTTTTATACTTTCTAGCTCATCGACTATGATATCTTTGATATTTTCGTCTGATCGCATTTCGCTATAAAAACTTCTATTATGTTCCCCTATCCTAAAACAACTAGGTTCGTATAGATAAAAATACAGTTCTGTTGAGTTAAGTTTATCGACAGTATCTTTATCTAATATAATAGATTCTAAAGATTTGATCCTTCCATTGCCTGTGTATATAAAATAAGGATTCTTTATGTTTCTAAGAAAAGATTCGTCTACGAGATTTTCTTTTAGATATCCTAATCTTTTTTGGTATCCAGGAATGTTATTCCAAAAGATATCGTGTTTGTAGGAATCATCCTCGGACCAAATCAAGTGTAACACAATGATGACCTCCCCCTAGTGTACGACTGTGTCTAAGTTCGACACCTATGCTTTCAACATTATATTTAGAAAGCAGTCTTCTGAGATAACTCTGTTTAGGATCGCAGATTATCAAATAAGGATTTATAGTTAAAAAATTTAAAGCTATGTATTAGCTGGCGTAAGGATAACCTTCAAATCCTTGCGGAACTATATCATCTCCGCTGACCCATATTTTATCCCAGGATTTAAAAACTGACGGAAGATTACTTTCATTTATTCGATCAGCATTAAGGACGACTAGTCCTTCTCTTATAGGAGATATGGTACTGTCGATGTGTACTCCGCTGTATATGTTATCTAGTATATGTATTCTATGAGTTGGAAATATTTTTTCTAACCATACAGCACCATTTCTATTACCGCTTTCACTGATTAGATATAAAATATCATCGTTTAGTCTACATATGTTAGCTGCATCAAACTTTGCGGTATCATCATCTACATGTAAAACGTTATCTAACAAATGATCAATGGCATCTATTTCTTTTGTTCTCGTGGGATATAACATTGGAGCATCTATTGCTTTATCGCCTATTATTAACACTCTGTCTCTTGGGCAATAGTTATACATACCGTCAAATGATTGGAAATCTAAATCCTTGGGCCTATGTACTTTCACAGAAAGAGACTCTAATGTTTGTTTAAAATTTTCTAGATCTTCGTTAGTTTCGTCTACTATTCTTTGTTCTACACAACCAGACGGAACGGGAGTTTCTTTCCATGCAGTGATATTTTCTAGATTTCTAAATGCAGGACAACTTACTGGCCAGTGTGCATTTGTTGCCGTTCCAAGTATTACTTCCTGTAACGGGTCCCATTCGTTGTAAGATCTAATCATTTATTTTTATATCTCTGCAATCTGGATATTCTACAAATGCTATGTTGAAGTTTTTATTATTCTTATATTCTTCCAGTTTTTCAATACCTTTTATGCATTCTTCTGGATTGAGTTTATAATGAAATCCTAAAGTAAACTCTTTTTGTGACTGCCATGGAGAGATAGATAAATCTCTCCCATCATATCTCATCATAGACAATGACTTATAATCATCATAGTTGTCTAATAATATCGCTCCGCCTCTGCCGATGTCTAAAGGTTTAGAGTAACCAAAACTAAGGCATTGCATCATACCAGGCATGTACATTCCGGGTTGCAACCTTCTGGCACTATCCCATATGTCTGTACCATAAAATCTATATTCGCCTGCCCATTTTTCTGGAATCTGTTTATACTCTATATTAAGTTTTTTCATGGTCATAGGTATAGAGAGATATGTAAAACAGGTAAACTCGGTCGTTTTTACTTTTTTATATCTAAAGCATAGTTCGATAGCATGTGTACAGCAATCAGTAGTGATTACAAACGGAGCACCAGTAAACTCCGATAAAGCGTTTTCAAAGTCTGCGATCTTATTGAACATGAGTGAATGTTATCTGTGCTGTGTATCGAGGTTCTAATCCGAGATTAGCAGCCATATGTGCTGCATCGTATTGCCATAAGACATATTCTCCTGCTTTCCATTTGGTAATAGGATCACCTTCAATCTCAAATACATGGCCTGGTTTCCAGTCCTCTAAGAAAATTATTGCTCGCCATATTGAGTTATTATCTGTTATGTTGAATATTTTTTTGTATAGGCTATAGGTATCTTTATGTGTTGGAAGTACATTGCAGGTCTCCATCTTGTAGAAACTCAAGCCTTGATTCTGTCCTTCGAATAGTGTTAAAAACTTTTCAGTCCATGTAGGCATGACTGATTTCATGTCATACAAAAGACCAGTGAAATGATTTTGAGAATATCCTTGAGAACGCCACAGTTGGATGTCTTCATAGCAGTTAAATGGTTCTCTTTGATAATCCAAATATCTATGATGCGTACCCCAAAACGGTTCTATCAAACCTTGCTTATACAAAAAAATACTCCACTAAATAATGTGCTGCTATTATTTATCGAGGTGAAAATGCAAATTGGTTTTATTGGTATAGGCAAGTTAGGTTTGCCTTGCGCAGAGGAAGTTGCCAAAAAAGGTTATACAGTTTTTGGCTATGATATATCTGAAAGATCTAGTGAGTTAATCAAGGTAGTACCTAGTATTGAAGAATGTGTTAAAAATGCAGATATAGTTTTTATCGCAGTTCCTACTCCGCATGATCCTGACTATGATGGCCGTAGTCCTACAGCGCATCTCGAACCAAAAGATTTTAGATATGACACAGTTATAGAATGTCTTAAAGAAGCCAACAAGTACATGAATAAAAATCAGTTGTTGGTTCTTATATCTACGGTACTTCCGGGCACCACACGTAGAGAGTTCATCCAACATATTACCAATACACGGTTTGTTTATAACCCATATCTAATCGCTATGGGCAGTGTAGCATGGGATATGGTTAATCCTGAAATGGTCATGATTGGAACCGAGGACGGTACCGAAACAGGAGATGCAAAAGAGTTGGTCGAGTTTTACAAAACAGTCATGGAAAATGATCCTCGGTATGTTATCGGTACATGGGATGAATGTGAATGTATCAAAGTATTCTATAACACATTTATTAGTGCCAAGATTGGCCTAGTCAACATGATACAAGATGTTGCCGTCAAGCAGGGAAATATCAATGTAGATGTAGTAACTGACGCATTGGCAAAGAGCACTATGCGTATCATGGGACCACAATATATGAAGGCAGGCATGGGAGACGGCGGTGCCTGTCATCCGAGAGATAATATAGCTCTAAGATATATGGCAAAGAACCTAGATTTAGGATACGATTTATTTGATGCCATAATGAATGCTAGAGAAATACAGGCTAAAAATCTAGCCCAAGAGCTTGTGAGACATGCTGAAAAAAATAAGATGAGCATCTTTATACACGGTAAGGCCTATAAGCCAGATGTTCCGTATTGTGATGGAAGCTATAGTTTATTGATTGGTCACTACTGCGAAGAACTGGGGCATAAGCCTACGTACATCGATCCTCTAACAGGCGATGACATACAAGGCTGTTATGGTGTTGTGCTATTAGCACATAATAGAAAGATTACCTATGACTATAGAGGTTTCGAAGAAAATCAAAATCTCTATTGTAAAATAGAAAAAGGATCGATTGTTATCGATCCTTGGAGAACGTATGAGTCACCGGCCCACACAGTGATACATTACGGAAATACTAGAAAATATCTTTAGTAGAATTCCTAATATCTTCTTTTAGTTTTGTGACATCGATTTTAAAATCTAACTTCTTGATATCATCTTTATATTCTTGCATGGTTTCGAGAAGTTGAGAAGCTATAGAATCGGCATCACTGTCCCTGAGCTGTTCTTTTATATCTATACGCCATATCCGTCCATCGTGGAACTCGATGTGCATCATTTCTAGATATGCAACCGGCATAGTATTCATATAAAGGTCTTCGAATACCTCCGGCCACTCTTTAACGAGATGTCTTGGCGGTTTAAACAAAGGTTTAGGCACTTTCTACTTCAGCTGCTTTAACTTTTTTCTTTGGCGGATCAAGTTCATCTGCTTGCTTACGTAGTCGAGCTGCTTCTTTGTATAGTGCATCAGCTTGGCTGCGATAACTCTTAGCTAGATCACCGTCTGACAATACTTCATTATCCTTGGCCTTTAATGGAGCCGATGTCGTTGGCTCCGACATATCCTTGACCTTTGCTACTTCTTGAACTTCTTCTTTAGCTTTGGCGTTAGGAGCTCCTGCGACAAAGTTACACAAGTCATCGATAGTACAGTTTTTCTGCTCTGCGATAAGATTGTTTAATTCGTCCAATGCTACTTCGGCATTGATAGTAGGGGTCATAATAACATTATCAGTAGTGACACGTTGCATACGACCGTCTTGACTCAGAGCCTGCAACATAGGACGCCCGTCTGGAAATCTACGGATGTGTAAGATTTCACCAAACTCGAACGATTCTTGTGCTTGATCTGTTTCGACAAGAGTCATGATGCTGTCATGATAGGCATCAGGTAACGTTGCTGTAGGAATAACCAGGGACATGTGAGAATCACCTGGGATAGTACGGAAAGCAACAAGAACTTTCATTCCTGTGTTCTTGATCTTTCCGATGTGTTTTAAACTTGCAGCCATTTTAAGCCTCCTTTTTAGCAACTGATTCTAGAAAGGTATTCAGCTTATTGAAAGTTTTACCGACTGCTTCTAGTTCATTTGCTTTGAACGCTCCTCTTTGTGATGCTATTTCGATGATACTCTTTACTGCTACTAGATCGCTGACGTTAAGGTCAGGACCAGCTGGTTGTTGAGGTGCCTCGGGCTGTGAGCCTGCAGGAACTTCTGGGTTTTGTACTTCTTCTGTCATTGGTTTCTCCTTAAGTGTGGGCATGCCAACATAAAGTATGTTAGCTCTTTCTGGTCTTCAAACGCCACAAAAGTGGCTGTTTTCATATTTCCATCTTTATCTAATGATGGTGTTCTAGTGATAGCGTATCTTCCTTTTAGTTTGTTTTGGATCCATTCTTGAATGTTTCCTTCAAACAGGTCACCTTCATTGATCTTTAGTTTAGAAAAATGGAGTGGAAGAAAGTTTAGCTTTCTTTTCTTTAACACATCGATAGGATTAAGATCGAACATAACGTGAATATTTATATGGTCAGTTTATTGAGGTACTGAATCTTGGCTTAGACGAGATGATAGTGCTTTATTGTAGCCCATTTTTCTTATATCACCACTAAAGAGATAAAGCTCAAATGCTGCTTTTTCTTTTAACACTATGATCTTCCTTTTAGTTATGTAAAACGGTGAATCGATAAACTTGTCCAGCCAAACTAGAACTTGCGGAGTTACTGAAAAATCCTTGGGAAGTTCTATACTGTATGTTTTTATTTTAGCTTCTTCTTCAATGAAATGCAAGGCCTGATCTGTTAGACGTAGTCCGCCTTGATTTTTTTGTCGGATGTTCCACCACCAAATGGGTTTGAAGGCTTTTATTTTTTCTTCTGTAGCCTCTTGATCTGCTGCCTGTAAGAACACCTTGGTGTAGGCATCCTTGAGATCCATCTTATCCTACCTTTTCACCAGATGTTAACTTAAAGACTTCGAAATCTTTAGTCTTAAAAAGTCGATTAAGTTTTTTAGCCAAGTTGATCGCATGTCCTGGATTACTAAATGAAACCTTTTTATATTTGGGTCCGGGATAACTTGCGACCAAGCTACCACTCTTAAGGTTGAATGGTTGGCCTTTATAGAATACTGCCCAGATAGCTTCGCTGTCAAGGATCTGCTCTATTTTATATGTTTCCTTGTTAGCGTACTCTAAGAGTATCTTAGGTTTTGGTCTGCTCATAATATACGTGTTCCTAATAAACCACGTATATATTTATACCTTTTAGAAGCTACCGCCGTCGAACTTTACGTCGATTAATGCGGTAGTTTCTTTTATTTCACCTAATATTTGGTGTATTTCGGTAACAGTAGAACCTAATCTAGAGGTTAGTATAGCCAATTCAGCTGTTAGTAGTCTAGCCTCATCTATAGATATGCGTATGTCTTTTTGTTGTGTCTTTTCAGCAGATACTACACGCTGTATTAGCTTTTCTATAGTAGGAAGAGTAGTTGGTAGTTTATTTTGAGACACTTGACAGTACCTGTTTCATTTCAATGTCGGTTTTATAAGGTCCTCGGAACTCGTACCTTTGTAAGGTAATCATTTTAGGACAGAAGCTCTTAACCCATCCTTTGTCGAATCGAATCACATAATAGCCGGCACAGTAAAGACTTTTACTGTCTTCGCTCTTGGTAAACAAAGGAAGTTTCTTTTTAATATCGAACATGGCATTGTGAGGTGATGTGCTACTAGGATAGCCATGCACCTCTAATGGCTTGGCAGTCTCGGATTCCTTAACTATCTTCGCCACAAAAAAGTTTTTACCGAACTGGCGTGTTAGACTTTCTTTATTGTCGTAGATTTGAACACCTGTTTCGTTACTCATAACAAAACGATTGTCTTCGTTCTTTCTTAGAGTGGCATAACGACTTCCATCTTTCTCGATGATCCAGAATTTATCTTTAATGATTGGTTTTGCATATAAATCTTTCACAGTCGGTCCTCCACAAGTTTTGCTATCCTGGCATGTGTTATCATACTGGCATGGCATTAGTTTCATAGTTGTACCTCGCATTTAACGGATCGGCGTAGCTCTGTGCCTGATCTGCGATCTTTTTTAAATCATATAGACTGCAAAACTTCATCAGCCTAATACCAACCTGGCTGACATTCTTATTTGCAGTTACAGCATTATGGATTGTCTCATTGATAATCTCTTTAATGTCTTCTGGTTGATAACTCAAGTCGATCAGACGACGATTACGCTCATAGTCTTCTAAGACTCTGTGTTCTTTGCCTTCGTGGTCGGTCCATCGTTGGAGCATAAGGTTGTTCCAAGCGAATCCCTTGGCCTTACGGTCTTCAAACGCTTCCATGAGACCAACTTTATTTTTGGTCCCCTTTGTACGCACACCTGGGTAAGCACTAAACACATTGTCGGATGTGTCACCTCGTATACACTTCTCGAAAAGTAACCATTGCGGATCAGGAGCGGCCTTGTCTTGGCCTGTCTTTTTATCCTTGACCTTACTACCTTTGGAATCAAAATAGCCCTCGTGTGTTATGGTTGTTTCAGTGATGCCATTGTATTGCTTGACATTAGGGGCGATAAGTTGTTCAAAATCGCTGTCTGTAGAAATAATGACATGATTATCATGCGGATGATTCTGAATCCAGCCAGCGATAAGATCGTCAGCTTCTAATCTAGGATTTTGTATCACGGTACAGTTAGTATTAGCAGACACAAACTCTTTAAACTTATCAAAGGCTTCCCAAAAGATAGTATCTTCTTCTGCTTCTTTCACAGTATGTGCGGCACGAGCTTCTGCACGATTGCGTTTATACGGCTCGTAGTAGTCTTTACGCCAGCTACGACCTTCTAAACAGAAGATAACATGTGAGCCACCGAAGTCTCTCCATGCTTTTCTAATAGAGTTTAGGGTTATATGGAAGGCCATACCGAGCTTAATATCGGCATCACCGTTGATTACGTGCCTTGCACGAAAGAACGTGTTAGCAGTATCTACTAGAATGTAGGTCATTTGTTGTTCTTAATCACCGTCTGTATGTCCAAAGTCCCAGTTTCCAAAGGACCACCGTAATCACCGTCTACTACGACGTTAGCACAAAGCTCACGGAACCAACGATCGACGATTTCTTCTTCTTTGTCACCGTCTGCACCGTAACCTTCTTGCTTTAATTTTAGCACAAAGTACTCGTTCCAGTCAAGTTCAAAGAATCCATTACGGATATTATCCTTATTTATATGTGTATTTAATACACCGACCCATGGTTCTTTCTTACGAGTAGCACGGTCTTTTGGGTTGAGTTTGGCCAGTTCTTCTTGTTCTAGAGCGGCCTTCTGTGCTTTTTCTGATTCTTCCAATCTTTTATTGGCTTCAGCTAGATCTTTTTCTGCTTTGGCTATGGACTCTTCTAGTTTGTCCAAACCCATCATTTTCTTTATAAATTTTTTCATTAAGTACCCCATTCATTTTTAAACAAAGGTACCTGTAGGCGATCTGAATAGCGAAGTCCGTTCTTCATTGCTAGTTCCGCTACTCGGCGATTATTTAATGTATAAACGCTTTCCACACCACCTACAGGCATCAAATATATAGGACCAGTAAACCCTTCTGCACGATAGATGTCTGCTGTTTCAATCGCTTCTTCTGCATCTTCTTCTGTGGCCACTACAAACTTAAGATATGTATAACCCCAGTTTTCATATTCGCAAACGATCTCTGGACGGATGGCTTCGTCCCTGCTTTCACCTGAACAACTGAGTTTAGCACTTACACTAAAAGTGATTTCTCTTGTGTAATCTGGATGAGGCATGAGCCATTCTAGCAAGTACTCTTTAAAATCTTCACTGATAGGTTGAGTACCATTAGTTTCAAAAGTGATTTCTTTAAGACCTGCCATCTTAGGATGACGCAGTAAATCCGGATATGCACGTTGCCAACCTAACAAAGGTTCGCCACCGGTGATTACCAAGTGTTCATCCCGCCACTCTCCAAACGGAAGGATTTCACAGATACGTTCTGCAATACCATCGCTTGTAAGCATTGGGCTGAGATCTTTAAAACGAGGATCCCAACTAGCGTAACTATCACAACCTGTGCTAACAAGCGGTAGTTCTTGGTACGACTTAAACTCTGTAATACGTTCTGCAATGGATTCAACTTCATTGCTTAGTTCTCCTTTAGGCATACCAAAGCCGGCACACTTAAAGTTACAGCCAAATGTACGTAAGAAGACGGACGGTACACCCATATATCGTCCTTCGCCTTGGATTGAATAGAATAGTTCTGCTATCTTAATCTTGCTCATTCTTTATTATACCTTTTTTTATAAAAGTTGTCAAGTCCTCTTTTATCAAGGTGTAAGACCCATCGCCATTATCACTCCAATAAAAAGAATCTCCGATTTCAAGACCACTGGCCTTTATAGCCTCTTCTGGAAGTTGTATATAATAGTTTCCAGTGGTTTCATCATGTTCTACAGTAACTTCCCAAGATCTTTTCATGTCCGTATCAACTTACGTCCAGATTGTTCTTGTTCTCTTTTTTCTTGTTGCTCTTTCCAATACTCGTAGTGAAGTCTGCGGCATTCTTCTTTAACAGAAGGCGGAATATCAGGATGCCATTCAGCCATGCCGCAGTCATAAACTCTTCCTCGAGGAGCATTAATGACATATATTCCCAAAAGTATGAATATACATACTACTAGAAAACCCAGCTTGGCTATCTGTTTCATATCTGATCGCTTATAAGAATCCTACACATGAGAGCTTCTTTTTCATCTTTAAAAAAGAACTTCATCTCGTCTGCACCGACTTCTGTGGTATACTTATCACCAGGCAATCCAAAATGTAAAATGATTTGAGCACATGTTTCATTCCACCATGTGTTACTCTGGTTTTTCCACGGAACAGTTATTAGATTCATTTTGACCGTGGAGTTGTGCAACTATCTGACCACAGTTCTTGGGCCTGCTTAGAATATTCAGATAGTTCCCACTTTCTACGTGCTTCTGCTAGTTGCGTCTCAGTAAGTGAATGCCAACCAACACACACACCAGTGGGAGAACGGCCGCAGCCACACTTTCCAAAAACATCATCACCTTCTGTTGCTCTTATCTGCATTATTTTTCCTTTTTGTAGTTACCTTTTTCTGGAATGACATGTCTCACACCTCCGGTGGGGTCATCCATATCTCCTGTACGTCTTGGAATAAGATGTACATGTGGCCAGCCAACAGTTTGGCCTGCAGACTTGCCGTAGTTAAATCCAACATTGAACCCATCGCACTCGCCTCTTTCGATCATACGCATACCATCGGCTACGGCACTTTCAAACGCATCCATAAGCACATGTATGGTGTTGTATTTAGGCACGAATAACAAATGACCTTCAGTCACTGGATATTTGTCATAGAAAACTTTTATATGGAAATCTTCTTCTAAGAGATTATCCCAAGGTGCCGTGCTTTCTTCTATAAACATCGGCTGACCTTTCATCAGTTCTTCTTTATATTCTTTCATCGAGTAAACTCCCTCCTTTCCTGAGGCAACGCATCTTCTTTGATAGTGAACTCTCGTCCCCCGACACTACCAACAAACACCTTGGTCCTATCTTGATAGGCCATGCGGATCTTTAGTGTTTGCACCGCTACTTCTAAAATAGCCTTAGGTTTATAGTTCAGTACATGACCTTCGAAGTCTTTTCCGTTGTCTGTA